TGGATATGGGAAGGAGTAGATTATCAGAAATCTTATATGATTATTGCCGATGTATCTAGAGGAGATTCTACCGATTACTCTACATTTCATATATTTGATATAGAATCATGTACCCAAGTTGGAGAATATAAAGGTAAATTATCACCTAAAGAATTTGGAAATATATTGGTAGGAGTAGCAACAGAATTTAATGATGCATTATTAGTAATAGAGAATGCAAATATAGGATGGTCAACAATAGAACAGGTAATAGCTAGAGGATATAAAAACCTGTATTATTCATCAAGATCGGAAACTGAAACTGTTGAATCTTATATGGCTAAATTTGAAAGAGATAAGTTAGTACCTGGATTTACAATGTCACTAAAAACAAGACCACTTGTAATAGCAAAACTAACAGAGTATATAAGAGAAAAATCAGTTACAATAAAATCTAAAAGGACATTAGCAGAATTAAGAGTATTTGTTTGGAAAAATGGAAAACCACAAGCACAAGTAGGATATAATGATGACCTTGTAATGCCACTGGCTATTGCACTTTATGTAAGAGATACAGCTGTTAGAATGAGGCAACAGGGAATGGATTTAACCAGAGCACAAATGAATTCACTTGTAAGCTTAAATCAAAGACAAGATACCCCAGTTTTTAACGTTGCACCTATAAGAAATAATCCGTATCTTATGAAAACACAGCATGGGGATGAAGATCTTTCCTGGCTACTAGGATAAACTCCTATTTATAAATAAAACACATATAAATGGCACAACAAAATCTGTTTACAAACCTACAGAGATTATTCTCAACAGATATACTAGTTAGGAATGTAGGAGGAGATGAATTAAAGATAGCAGATATTAATCAGATACAAACTACTGGTAAATATCAAACAAATGCACTACTAGATAGATTTTCAAGATTATATATTTACAACAATAAGAATATATTTAATCCAAATCTTAACTACCAAACATTAAGAATTCAACTATACTCTGATTATGAAGCAATGGATACAGATCCTTTTATTGCTTCATGTTTAGATATTCTAGCAGATGAATCTACTCTAAAGAATGATATGGGTGAGGTACTATCAATTAAATCCTCAGATGAAAATATACAAAGAGTTCTATATAATTTATATTACGATGTACTAAACATTGAATTTAACTTATGGTCATGGGTTAGAAACATGTGTAAGTATGGAGATTTCTTTTTAAAATTAGAGATATCAGAGGAATTTGGAGTTTATAATGTACTACCTTATACAGTCTACCATATGGTTAGACACGAAGGAATAGATAAAAATAATCCAACTAAAGTAACATTTACAATTGATCCAGATGGACTTGCTTCTTCAATGGATCCAAATTACCTACCTAATTCAAATAAATCAGTTATTAATCTAGATAATTATGAAGTAGCTCATTTTAGGTTAATTGCAGATACAAATTATCTACCATACGGTAGATCATACATTGAACCAGCTAGAAAAATATACAAGCAAATGACTCTAATGGAGGATGCAATGTTAATACACCGTATTATGAGAGCTCCTGAAAAGAGAATGTTTTATATAAATGTAGGATCTATTCCACCAAATGAGGTAGAACAGTTCATGCAAAAAACTATTAATAGTATTAAAAAAACTCCTTATGTTGATCCACAAACAGGTGAATATAACCTGAAATTCAATATGATGAATATGATGGAAGATTTTTATCTTCCAGTAAGAGGGGGAGATACTTCTACAAAAATTGAAACTACAAAAGGATTAGAGTATGACGGAATAAAAGACGTTGAGTACCTAAGAGATAAGATGTTTGCTGCTTTAAAAGTACCAAAAGCATATTTTGGATTTGAAAAAGATTTAACAGGTAAAGCAACTCTAGCAGCAGAAGATATCCGTTTTGCAAGAACAGTAGAAAGAATTCAAAAAATTGTAGAAAGTGAATTAACTAAGATTGCTTTAGTACATTTATATGCTCAAGGATTTAGAGGAGAATCACTTACCAATTTTGAAATTAAATTATCTACAGCATCTATTATATTTGAGCAAGAGAAAATAGCTTTATTAAAAGAAAAAATTGATTTAGCTCGTCAAATGCAAGAAACTAAATTATTTTCATCAGATTATATCTATGATCATATCTTTAATTTATCAGAAGATATGTACAATGAAATGAGAGATTTAGTTAGAGAAGATGCTAAGCGTGATTTTAGATTATCGCAAATAGAAAATGAAGGAAATGATCCTGTAGTAACTGGACAATCTTATGGAACACCACATGATTTAGCTTCTATATATGGAGATAGACCAAGAGGAGAAGTTCCTGCTGGATATGATGAAAGAGATCCACAACCAGAAGGAAAACCTAGAGAGAAATATTCAATACTAGGTACACAAAAAGATCCAATGGGTGGTAGAGATAGATTAGGAGTTCATGGAATGAAAGGTGGCTTCCCTAGCGATCATGAAAATGTAAGTGAGACTGTAGATAAGAAAAAACCAGAAGTTAATCTTAAAGCTAAAATGGTAATGACACAGAATAAAAATATGTTCTCTCCTTTTAAAAAGACTTTAATATTTGAAGAAAAAACAGAACAAGAATCAAACTTATTAAACGAAGATAATATTAAGGATAATTTAGATAATTAATACCTATTTATTAATAAATCAAAGAATACCGTGAAAATAAAACACAGTAAATATAAGAATACAGGGTTGATATTTGAACTACTAGTAAAACAAATAGCAGCTGATACCCTGTCAAGAAAAGATTCACCGGCAGTAAAAATATTAAAAAAATTCTATACAGGAAATACATCTCTTGTAAAGGAATTTAAACTATACGATTTTGTACTAAAGAATAAAGGAGTAGGACAAAGGAAAGCAGAAGCAATTCTATCTACTATTGTAGAACTATCCAGAAAAATAGAAGCTAGTACATTAAATAAACAGAAATATGAATTAATTAAAGAGTTAAAAAATCACTATAATTTAGAAGATTTTTTCTCTATTAAAGTAGAGAGCTATAAACCATTAGCTGCACTATACTGCTTATTAGAAGCACAAAACACACAAGGATTAGTTGATCCACAAGTATTTGTAGATAATAAAACAACATTACTTGAGCATTTTTCTCAAGTAAAACAAGATGCAAATAATACAAAAGATACTTTAATTGAAGAATATTCAAAATACGATAAAGATTTAAGATTACTTACATATAAAATATTATTAGAAAAATTTAATAATAAGTACGATAATTTATTACCAGAGCAAAAAAATATACTTAAAGAATTTATTATTTCGGCAAATTCAACTACAAAATTAAGAACATTAGTTAATGAAGAATTAACTAAAGTACAAACTCAAATTAATAAATTAAAGCCAAAAGTAGAAGATCAAATCGTTAAAATTAAATTAGACGAAGTATCTAAATCAATTTCTCCAATTAAAAATACAGAAAAAGTTACAGATAATCATTTAGTATCACTTATGCAGTATTATGAATTAGTGGGAGAATTAAAAAGAATATGAAAAGAACAGATTTAGTAAATATAATTAGAGAGATACTGGAAGAGGATGGAAATGTAACCGGTAATGTTGGTGGCTATTCAACTCCAAATGCTTTTTCAAAAAAAAGTCAAGGTAAAAATAGTGCTACTAAATTTACAGAAAAGGCTTTTGGTATGAAAACAGTAGAAAGACCAAAACATCCATCACATAGTAAAATGGTTGATTATTTGGACGAAATGCAATATAATTCACCAAATGCATTTACTTCGGAAAAAGGGTTATTTGACCAACCTGCAGTAAAATATTCAAAGCAGATGGAAATGAAAGTAGTGGATGAACCAAAAAAGTTATCGACAAAAACAATACCAAATTATTCAGATAAATAATATGAGAACATTACAAGAAAAATATAATGCAATAAACGAAGGGAAATTCTCAAAAGATCAATTCCTAAGAGATGCTAGAATGGAACAACCAAATCTAGTAACTCAATATAATGGGTATGATGATGCTGTTCAAATTCTTAAGAATAGAGGAATGATTCAAGAAGCTAAAATTGAAGAAGCTAGACTAACAAATAAAAGTTTAACTGATTACAGATATAAGCCTACTAACGATATGGATAAATATCCATATGAACAAATCCTAAGAGGATTGAGAGTTGAGTTAGAAGGGTTAAATGTAATGGGAACTCCAACACCAGAAGAATATACAAAAGCATTATCAAAAGTGCTTAAGAATTTAGAAAAAGATTCGATCTTTTATACAAACCAAGTAGCAGGAGTAAAACCAAAAGCAAAAAGAACTGATGTAATGGTTGATGCAACTCCAAAAAATGAAGTTGATAAAGATAACGGACTTAAAAAAGCTGCATTAAAAGAAGATACTAATCCGGATATTCAAGATTTAGTACTAAAACTATTAAAGAAAAATCCAAGCATGACTTGGACACAGGGTGTTAAGAAAGTAAAAGAGGATTTAAAAAAAGAAAAATCTCCAAAAGATCAACTAAAAGAAGCAATCAAAGGAGTAATCAAAAACATTCTTACTGAAAATGCAGATTGTGACTACGATGAAGCAGATGATATTTCACATCCAAGAGGGTACGAAGATCAAGATGAAGATATCTATGAAATGCAAAGTGAGAAATCCGATCAAGAATACAAAAGTGAATTAGCAGATTACCTAGAGGATAATCAAATCTACGGATATACAGATATGATACACGATATTATGACTGGCCCAGATGA